TTCATTTTTGCCTATTCCAAGGTAATCCCGACCCATAGAGCCTAAATCGTATCGAAAGCGATTCTCGTCCACGAGAGAGCCAGCAATCATGGTATCTACGATGGTGCCGTTAATTTTAAGCCCTGCAGCTTTAATAAAACATACGTCATACATGGCGTTATGAAATATCTTAATTGCATCTGTATTTAGCACATCTTGAAACCACTTTAGAACCATTCTAATGTCCATATTACCACCACCTTCGTGTGCTATTGGATAATAACCTTTCCAGTCTTGTACAGCCACAGCTATACCAACTATCTTACTTCGACCCACAACAGATCCAGATCCAATGGTTTTTAAGTCAGGATCTTTTGTCTCCAGGTCGATTGCTATTTCACTGTATTTAGATAGATCAGGAAAAGACTCTGGTGGTAGCCACTCTGTTTGTGGTTTAAATATCGGTTTCATTATAGTCCCTCTCTATTATCATCTCTATAAAATGTATTGCTTTCAATAAGTCCTGTTTCTTTCCCTTGTCACGGTGCCTTATTATATATTTTATAGCACAACCTTCAGGATATAGCAATTCATTCTCGACTACAAACTTGCTAGGTTGAATTTTATATTTTTGATAGTGTGATCCTCCGTGTTGTTTGTCCCATACTTTACTCATATTTGATAACCTCCCTTTTTTGGATATATTATATGTAAGGATTCTTTAGATCTTGTTGCTCCTACATACATTAAACGATGTTCATCTGTAGAATCTTTTTCATAAGCCTCTAAAGAAGATTTAGATAAACACAAAGGTAATACAACGTTTTGTTTTTCATTACCTTTAACACCGTGTATTGTTGCTAGTTTTATTCTTGCACCTTTAATTAAACTTTCTCCTTTTTTTAATAAATCTTCTATTTTAATTGTATCGTTCTCACCTATTCTTGACAAAGCTACTTGCCAACGTTCATCTGTGTTTAAACCAAAGTCTTTTTTAAGCATATCTATGTTGTACATTTTGTTTGGAACCATTGCTTTAAACATTTTATTAGTCCAATGTTTGTTTAACATTTTCTTTTTTATACTGTGACATTCATCGTAAGATAAATATTGTCCCTGTCTTAATTTATTTTCATATAAATCTATGACCTCAAATTTATCTTGCAAAGGATTATGTTTTTTAGATCTTTCATAAAAAATATTGTTGTCTTGAAAATGTTGTTCAAATTCATCTAATTTCCACCTGTCTCTACCTAATACCAACCACTCTCCACTTGAAAATTTTATTTGTGATATATCATCATGGTAATCAACTGAACCTTTTTTATCTGTAGGCATCCATGTTTTTTGAATTCTTTTATTTTTAGGTATTCTATTTATTATCTTATCAGCAGTATTAAATACTTTTTCAGGAACTCTGTAAGATTTTGTAAGTATTTCTTTACTACCCTCTAAATTTAAAAAACTTTCTACACTCGCTCCCCTCCATTTGTATATGCATTGATCATCATCACCCGCAACATATAACATCTCTGAGTTATTTCTTATACCCTCAACAAGTTTCCATTGCATTAAAGATAAGTCTTGTGCTTCATCAACAAAAGCAACTTTTAATTTAGGAAATTTTTTTAATTCTACTAACTGATTTATCATGTCTGTAAAATCAACCATACCCGGTCTATCTCTTTTAAAATTATTTACTTCTTTTGCAAATCTTAAAACTTCTGTTTTATCTAAATCTTCACTGTGTTCGTTTTTATTATATTGCTCCTCGATTGAAATATTTTTTGATCTTGCAAGTTCTATTAAAGATAAGTGTGGACAATCAGAATGAAAAATACCTCCTTCATCCTCGTTCCACGATGCATATTTAACTTCTATTCCACAAGTTTTACCTATCTCTTTGTAGTGTTCGTTTTTCATTACTTTCGTTTTATCAAACCCTAACTGTTTAAATCCTAAAGAATGTAGAGTTCTAAAGTAAGGTAACTCATCAAAAGTTAACCCAAAGTTTTTAAACATTCTTTTTTGAGCTTCTTCGGTAGCATTTTTACTAAATGTAAAATATCCTATCTTAGCCGGGTCAACATCTTTGCGTATGTAACTTTCTACTTTTCTTATTAATTTTTCTGTTTTTCCTGTTCCTGGTGGTCCAAAAATTATATGTGTCATTAGTAATTATATTTCTTTACGTAGCTTTTTTCTTTGTAGTTGTCTTCTTTTTTATCAAACTGTGGAACTACAAAAACTGATATTTTTGCTTTTGTAACACGTTTAGTAAAACATTTTAAATTATCTCTAAGCATTTGTGATGTTCTTTGATAAGGTATTTTCCAATGATTTCTAAGTAAAAATTTATTGTAAAAATTATCAAACACAAAATAATGAAAACCTTCATCTGTAAATGTGCCGCCTGTTTTTATTTCATCTATTTTATCTTTTTGTATTCTGTTTAAACAGTAGTCTTCTAAATAATTTTTTAATATATCTTTGGTGCTTGTGCCTTCTGCTGGTTCTGTTACTTCGGCATTTTCTAACAACATGTTTGTTAACTTTTTCCAATCATTTGTTTTTAAGGTTGGTGGATTAAATCGTAACTGTTTTACACACTCTTCTTGAAATAAACTTTGATTAGTTAAATGTTTTGCTGAATCTAAATATAATCTATCGCCATCTACATTCATGTAATAATACGGCTCCTCTAAATTAACAACTTGTAGGTCTGTTAAATTAGGAAATATAGCCTCTTGACCAATACCAAATTTTCTAGACTTACATAATTTTTTATCACATAAACTACACATTGGTTGATCATTACACTTGTACCCCCAGTCTTTTTTCTCATGTTGCTTTGTAATAATATTTACTTCTGTATCCGACAGTGGTTGAGCCATTGCAGATTCATTAAACATTATTACTTTAGATTTCCAGTTTTCTGGCCATTTAGATTTAGCGTACACACCATAATGAAATAATGCATTATTTCTGCCGCCCTCCGTAACTTTGTTTTGCACCATAAGTTCTATGCATGGTGGACCATCAGAGTATGGTGTCTCTGGTCTTTTAACTTTTATTGTGCTGATGTCGTCTTGTTTATATCTTTCTTGTAATTCAAAAAAACTGTCTAGTGTAGCAGCTTCGCCATTTTCAAGAAAGGCATATCTTGTTGTATTACTACAATTAAAGTATGGTAAGTTAAGAAAATTTCCTGTATCATCTTTCGATTTTAATTCTCTTTGTTTTGGAAAAACTTCTGATCCACCATAACCTAGAACAGATCTAATCTCATTTAATTTATCTTGCATCAAACTTGCTGATACATAATCTTTTGTAAATAAAAATACGTGTGCACCACCAGACTTTGATCTACATACTATTAGTGGTAATTTAAATTGTTTAATTTTGTTTATAAGTTTTTGATGATCAAACCCTGCATAAGAGTCAATGTCTATGCAACCCCACTTACATTTGTTGTCATCATTAATTGGTATTACACCTAAACTGTCTTTGCCATCTAAATGTTTTTGCCACAGTTCATCAGTAATAGGTTCTCTCTTTACAAAAGATTTACCTTTTACTTTTGTACCATTACCGTTTGACTCACCTACAATAGTGACACCATGTGCACGGTCTAATCCTTCAAATATGTTTTTAAACTTCTCAATCATATTTTATAAGTGGGCGTTTCCACTCTCGCATCGACGCCCACTACCTAGGATTCTAGTAATTTGAATTAGACTTTGTAGTCTCTTCTGTACCGTGTTTAGCTTGGATCTCACCCTTACCTACAGATTCTGCAAAAGCTTTTGCCGAGTCATAGATAGTTTTATCTGTGACTGGTCCTACTTTTGATACATCCCAACCAAACCATGTTCCTTTGTCGTTAGACATCTGAACAGTAGATAGTTTATAAATGTGGCTGTAAGTTGGCGGAGTAAACAAACCATTCTTACCCTGCATTTTAATACCCATCATCATTGAGTTCCATTTTCTACTAACTTTAAGTTGAGTAGATTTCATAGAAATCAAAGCTGTAGATGGATTATCTCCAACCGTAAGTACAAAGTGGCTTGCAGTATTTTCAAGATAGTTACCATTTGCTAATCTATCTTTGTAGTCTTTACCTCTAGTGGTTTGACTAATGATATCACTGTCTGCCTCGTGAATTGCAACAGGTGCACCTGTTGATGTGCCTCTGTCTTGCCATTCAATGTACTGTCTTTTGTAAAAGACTGGTACAACTTCTAATGAGTCATACAACTGATTGGTTACAGTGTTTATGATTTTGCCTGGCTCTGCGCCCTCGACATATTTACCATCTCTTTTATTAACTTCAGGAGATAGTTGGCCCAAAATTTTTAAGAAAGGCAACGCAAGATCTTCTTGCGATATATTTTGAGCACCTTTGTTTGCATCAGCTTCCATATCAAATGTTGCTAACGCTCCTTCTTTTTTTGTTGCTACTTGGTTCATGTTACTTGTTCCTTTTTATTGTAGTTTT